GGCGGTGGACTTGCCAAAGCCGCCCGATCCGTTAAATTCATTATAAAAGGAATAAGACAAAATGGCAAGAGCAAAGAACGAAGAGTTTAACCAGATTAAATATCAGAACGAATTTAAGAAGGCAAATTATGATCGCGTGGAAATCCTTGTGAAAAAAGGAGAAAGGGCAATTATAAAAGAAATAGCAGCAGCAGCAGGACAAAACGTAAGTGAATATATAAATCAGGCGATAAAAGAAAGAATGGAACGCGATCAGCGCATGACGGCAGAAGAACAGGAATAATAAAAAGGACTATATAACAACGGGCGCCGGCCTTTCCAATCTGGAAGGGATAGCGCCCGCTGTGGTTATATAGTTATCCTTCAAGTACAAGATCATAGAATACATTTTCGGAAAGTATTTCTATGTCGTGGCCTTTGAGGATCAGATCTTCGGCCTTTCTCTGCTTGTTGCTTTTCCCATCCTTGATAGACTGGCAAAAGTCATTATTACCCAAAATTAAATAGTTTGTTTTCTTCGTGACATTATCGCCAACAGAACCGCCAAAATCAACGACTAATTGCATAGCGTCTTTACGCGACATTTTTTCAAGTGTTCCAGTGAATACACACACTTTACCAAAAAGCGGGTGAGAGGTATCGAAAGAAATGTTTTCCGTAGAAATATCTTTAGCGTGCAGTTCGCTTCTTTTACTGGATAATTTGAAATCTTCGAGACTTTGTCCGGTAGCTAAAATATCGGCTTGCAATTTTTCAAAAATGGCGTTGCATATTTCACAATCAACGGCCGCCCTATGAGCGCCGGCGGTAGAAATTCCGTAATGATCGGCAACGGTTGCTTGCTTATGATTTTTTAGACCAGGAAGAATTTTCCGCGCGATCCGCATAACATCAATAAAGGAGTTTGACAAAATAAGCGAGCGACAGTTCAGAAGATTGTCATATAAAAAGTTAATATCGAAGTTGACGTTATAGCCAACAATAAGATCGGAACCAACGAAATTATAAAATTTTTGCATAGTTTCTGAAATATCCGGGGCGCTTTTCAACATATCGTTCGTAATGCCTGTAAGTGAAGTTATGTATTCGTCGATAGGTTCGGAAGGCTTCACAAGTGTTGAAAAAGTACCGATATTTTGGCCGGAAGAATATTTCATGGCCGAAATTTCAATAATTTCACAGTAACGCGGATCAAGGCCGGTCGTTTCAATGTCGAGTACGGTATAAGTAGAAGGAAAATCTATAACGCTTTTCCCCTTACCTTTTCGCACGACTTTTTCACGCGATCCGTCGGAAGTGGTGATATACGGGCGTCCGTCTTCGTCAATACCAATAGAAATAAACATATTTTGTTCCCCCTTGCGGTTAGATTTTTAAGGGCAGCAGGTAGAAAAGTTCGCGTTGCTGACCTTTAGCACAATTTTAGAAACTTTATGTGTTAAAGTCAAGAAAGTTTCTGAACATTAACACATAAAGGAGCCGCAACGAATGAAAATATATTCATACAGGGGAAAGAAGAACCTTTCCGGTGATAAAATCAGGGAAGCCAGATTGAAACAACGCCTTTCACAATCTGATTTAGCGGCAAAAGTACAGATTGCAGGCGTGACACTTGAAAGGGATAGCATAAGCCGGATCGAGATAGGAACCCGCTTTGTCACTGATTATGAATTAAAAATTTTTGCAAAAGTTTTACACGTAAATGTGGAATGGTTGTTGGAAGAAACCGAAGAATAACGCCGGGGCTATAATGGCCGCGGCGTTATTTTTGAAAGGATCGAAGCCATGAGACATTTTTACCACCTGACACATGATGATAGAATAAAAATTGAAGCACTTTTGAAAGAAAAACACACACCGAAAGAAATTGCAAATAATATCGGTTGCCATATTTCTACAATATATAGAGAACTGAAACGCGGCAGGTATGAACACCGTAATTCTGACTGGACAACAGAAGAACGGTACAGTCCAGATATAGCGGACGAAAAATACCGGGAAAATTTGGCCGCAAAAGGTCCGGGGCTAAAAATTGGAAATGATATAGAATTAGCGGAGTATATCGAAAATAAGATTGTGAATGAAAAATACTCACCGGGAGCAGTATTAGGAGAAATCAAACACAAGGGAATTACGTTTTCTGTTACAATAAGCAAAACGACACTTTATAGTTATATAGACAAGGGAATTTTCCTTCATTTGACAAATAAAGATTTGCCGGTAAAGAAGAATGAAAAAAAGAAATATGATAAAGTGCGCAGAACACGGGCGCAAAAGGGCGACAGCATAGAAAAACGCCCGGAAGTAGTAAATACAAGAGAAACGTTCGGACATTGGGAAATGGACACAGTAGTTGGACTTCGGGGGAAATCGAAAAAATCGCTTCTGGTATTAACGGAAAGAAAAACAAGAAAAGAAATCATCATGGAATTAAAACGGCATACGGCCGCGGAAGTAGTTAAATCATTAAATAAGCTTGAAAGAAAATGGGGAAAAATGTTTTATAAGGTATTTAAAACAATTACCGTTGATAATGGATCGGAATTTGCGGACTTTGAAGGAATGGAGAAGGCAGCGCGCAGAAAAGGAAGCAGAGTGAAATTATATTATTGTCACCCATATAGCAGTTGTGAAAGGGGGTCAAATGAAAATCAAAACAGAATGATCCGGCGGCACGTACCTAAAGGGACAGATTTTGACACGGTGTCCGGCGACACAGTAAAACAGATAGAGATCTGGATCAATAACTATCCGCGCCGGTTGTTTAACTATGGAACAGCCGAAGAGCGCTTCAACGAAGAAATGGCAAAGTTAGAAGGTTGTTGAATATGCACAAAAAAGCAGAATGGAAATTGTGAAAAAGAGAGAACACAAAAACCAGTGATATTTTTCGCATTTAACGCTTGACTTTTTACACGTAGGGTTTTAAAATAAATGCGAAAAGAGGTTGAAAAACCTTTTGCCGCATTTATTTTTTTACAAAAAAAATAGAAAAATTCCGATAATGCGGCGGGGTATAGCAACCCTTCCGCATTATTTTTTTACGCATAAAGAAGGAGAGGTGAGAGCATGAGCAAAAAGCCGTATACAAGTTTAACTTTTGAAAAACGCCAAATTATAGAAAATATGGCAAAAAAGAAGCAGACGCCGCAGCGGATTGCAGAAGCGACCGGGGTTCATGTGGCGACTATTTACAGGGAAATGAAACGCGGTCAAACAAAAGACGGATACAGTGCAATCAAAGCACAATGTGAAGTTTTGAGATAATACGGGTCAACAGATCGGCCATTTTATAAAGGTTATATTTTCGGAGTAGGTCAACAGGTTTTCGGTTCAGTTTTTAAGGTGAAAACAGAACAGCGGTGGAGAACACGAACGCTTAAAAAAGTTCCATGAAGGATAACAGGTTTTTTACTTTTAAGGCGAAAGTAAATAAGGTTTGGAAGTTCCCGACAAAAAACAGCCGTCGGATCGCGTGAAAGCCGATTAACAAGAACACGCCCGAAAATATCACCCTTATAAAATGGCCGATTATAGCAAAAATGAAAGGAGCGTGAACCGGTGGACAAAGAAACAGACGCACTTCTGAAAATTGCAAGAGAAAGAGAAAACAAAAAAGATCTTCTGGCTTACCAGAAGTTAAAAGAGATTAGCACCGGAAGAACATATTCGGAAGTACAGGACATTTTAGACAGAATGGGAAAGCAGCTTTCACGGTGGGTAGGCGCTACACCGTGTCAGCCGAACGAATACGCGTTAGACTGGCACGGCCACAAAGTAACGCCGCCTATTGAAGAAACAACAGGCGACAGAGAGTAGAAAGGAGCGTGAACCATTGCGAACATTTAAAGAAACTTCAAAGATCGTCGAGGAAGTGGCAGAAATAGCCTTGAAAGCAGCAGAGGAAAAGGGCTTGACCTTCCGGGAAGTTCTTTATCTTCCCGAAATGATAGACGCAAGAATAAAAAAAGAGATTGGAAAAAGGGAAGAACCATTTAAGAGGACCACGCAGCAGTGAGCCGCGGGGCGCCAGACTATTCGATCGGCTTTAATTGAGAACAAACCTTTTCAGCAGCGGTTACAACGGCCGTTTTGATTGTTTGACCTTCCACGGTTTCAATATCGGCGTTGTCGAGTTCATCAATTAAAATTTTCCTGAAATAGTCGAAGACTTCATAAAGATCAGGACCCTTTTTCAAAATTACACCCCCTTTCACTTCCATATTACCACGGAAGCGGGCAGCAGGGGAAGAAAGGAGCATTTACAACGAAGATTATTATTTTTAGAAGCCTTCGCAAGTATTCAGAAGACGACTTCAACACGTTCGCGGCAGCGCTGCACGACGTACCGGGAGCGAAGGCCAACAAAAGAGCCTTGACAATAGAAGCGAACGGCCACCGGGTAGAGTTCCGGAACGGTTCGCCCTACGATCCGAAGAACGCCGGCCTTCATGCCGACATTACGATCCCACGTTATGGCTACATAACAGCCGGATCAGAATATGAAAAGGATCCGCGCTTCCGGAATTGTTCTTTTACCCGCGTTCTGGAAATTATGAAAGGAATAGTGAAGCCATGAAAGAACGACCGGAAAGAAAAGTTATTTTCGAGATTACCGGCGACGGCCTGACCGCGGAAGAAGTCGGCAGGATCCGACAGGTAATAAGACACCTTAATTATAAAAGAGGACGACGCAAGGCGCCGCGCCTGTTTTATAGATACAATTTCACCAAAAGAAAGGAGATCTAACAAAATGAGTTTAGTTGACGCGTTCGCGAAAGAGGACAGAACCGAAGTGAAGTTTTCGGAGTTCTTCGCACTGGTAAAGCAGGCGGCACAGTATGAAACAGTTATGAACGCCGTAAATTGTGACGTTCCACACCGCTTCATCAGGGAGACAATGACCGGAAAGAAAGAAGAGGTTCCGGAAATTCCAGAGAAAAAAGAAGCCGTTCTGGGCGTTGTGAAGGTGGACTTCGACGCGGAAGAGTTCAGAAAGACTTTGCAGGAAGCCACCGCAGAGATCAAAGCGAAGTTCGGACCGGAAGAGGACGAAGCAGAACAGGAGCAGGAAGCACAGGTAAAAGAGCCGCCGGAAATTACCGAAGAAAGTATTCTGGCAGCAGCAGAAGAAACCACAC